TTCCTGCTCGGCCCGGGGACCCCGGCTGCAGCCGCCCCCGCATGGTGGTCACCAAAACTCGGCCCCTGGGCGGCCCTCCTGGAAGCCCTGTTACGCGCCCCTTGACAGGCAGCCGCGCACCCGCTTAAGCTGCTTATCGAAATGCCTGACGCAGACGGAAACCCCACGCCCGAAGAGGCCGCCGACGCCATCGCCACCGCCCGACAGCAGCAGGCCGACGCCACCGCCCTCCAGGAACAGCTCACCCAGGCCCAGGCCCGCAACCTCGAACTCGAGGTCGCCGCCCTTCACGCCGCCAACCCCGACCTGCCCGACGCCGCCTTCACGGGCGGAGACCTTGCCGCCATCCAGGCCGGCGTCACCACCGCTAGGGCCGTCGCCGACCACATCCGCACCCAGGCCGAGGCCGCCAAGAACGGCAAGGCGCCGGCACCCGCGCCCACCCCCACCGGCGCCGGCAGCGAGCGCAAGATCGAGATGCCCGCCACCGTCCGCGGCATCGGCCGCATCGCCTTCGCCCTCAACAACCCAGGCCCAGGGATGACGGAGTAGCAGCGTGGCCCTAGCGACAATCGCCGAAGCAGATAAGTACAGTCGCACCCAGCTACTCGCTGGCGTCGTCGAAGAGATCGTCGACGCCTCCCCGATGTTCGCCTTCCTCCCCTTCGACACCGTCCTCGGTAACTCCCTCACCTACAACCGCGAGAACACCCTGGGCACCGCCCAGTTCTACGACCCGGGCGACACCTGGGTAGAGTCCACACCCACCGTCACGGCCGTCACCGCCACCCTCAAGATCGCCGGCGGCGACGCCGACCTGGACAAGTTCCTCGCCCTCACCCGCTCCAACGAGCAGGACCTGCGCGCCACCATGCTCAGCATGAAGGTGAAGGCCCTGGTTCGCAGTATCGAGAACGAACTGATCTACGGCGACGTGGTCGCCATCAACGCCAAGGGCTTTAACGGCCTCCACGAAATCCTCGGCGTCGTCACCGGCGCACAGGACGTAGTCGCCGGCGCCACCACCACCGGCGGCCCCGGCACCTTCTCCAAGCTGGACGAGATGATCGACCTGGTAAAGCCCGGCCCGCCCGACGCCCTGATCATGAGCCGTCGCAGCCGCCGCCAGATGAAGAAGCTCGCCCGCTCCCAGGGCTGGGACCTGGCGCTCTCGCAGCCCTCCGCCCTGAACCGCCCGATCAACTTCTACAACGACATCCCCATCTTCATCAACGACTTCATCACCGACACCGAGGACTGCGTGGACGGCGGCTTCGGCGGCAAGACCGGCGACGACACCTCCAGCATCTTCGCCGTCAAGTTCGGGGCCGAAGGCCTCCACGGCATCGACGGCGGCCAGGGGATCACCATCGAGGACGTGGGCAACCTGGAGACCAAGGACGCCAGCCGCATCCGCGTCAAGTGGTACATGTCCCTGGTCCTCATGTCCACCAAGGCCCTGGCCCGCCTCTCCGGCGTCGACACCCAGGACTGGACGAACTAAACGTGGCCCTCACCGAAGCCACTCCCCGCAAGCGCGTCGTCACCGCCATCGGCCCCAAGTTCAAGGTCGCGCTCTCCGGGACCGTCATCGCCGGAGACCTGATCGGCTACTCCTCCGGCTGGAAGCGCGCCCTCGCCACCGTCGGCACCGCCATCCAGAGCAAGCTCATCGCCCTCGAAGGCGGCGTCTCCGGCGACACCATCGAGGTGTGCCGCGAGGCCGTCATCGACGGCTTCACCAGCGGCACCGCCGGCGGGCTGCTCTACCTCGAAGAAGGCGCCGGCGTCGGCGGCGGCTACACCGAGACCGCACCGGCCACCACCGGCGACGTTAACACCATCATCGGCTACATCCTCACCGCCACCTCCGTCTTTGCCGCACCCAGCGTCCGCGCCGGCTCAGTCGCCTAGGAGCGCACAGTGGCCGGCGTCTACTGCCCCCGCTGCCAGAGCAGCGTCAAGCTGGAGCAGGACGGCCAGAGCTGCAGCAACTGCGGCCGCCAGCTCGTAGTCCCAGCGCCCATCGACCAGCCCCGCCCAACCGAGGGTCTCACCACACCGCCACCGCCGCCACCGAAGCGCGCCAGACGCGCCAGGAAGCGCGTCAGGCGTCCCACCACCAAGCCCGCGGCCTAGTAGAGAGGAGCGCGGCTAGGTGCCGACCACCCTCGCCACCATCAGGGGCCGCCTCCAGACCGTCCTTGATGACGCCGCCGCCGCCGTCTGGACCACCGCCGAGCTCGACCAGCACATCCAGGACGCCCTCCGCGACCTCTCCCACCGCATCCCCCGCGAGCGCACCACCACCATCGCCACCACCGCCAGCAGCCGCGACGTAGCCCTAACCACGCTCACCGAGCGCGTCCGGCTCGTCGCCGTTGAGTGGCCCACCGGCAGCGACCCCAAGTCCTTCGTCGACTTCTCAGTCTGGGGCGACACCCTTCGCATCGAGAGCGCCGCCGTCCCAGACGGCTCCAACTGCACCATCTACTGGCAGAGCCTCCACAGCATCAACGGCACCGACACCCTGCCCGAGGACTACGACGACGCCCTAGTCCACGCCGCCGCCGCCCGCGCCTGCGACCAACAGGCCGCCGACACCACCAACGTCCTGACCACCGGCGGCCCCGGCTCTATCGCCGACTGGCGGCGACTGGCCGCCCACTTCCGCGCCCGCTACGAGGAGCGCGTCACCCCCCGTCGCGGCATCCGCCACAAGCGCCTCTACGCCCCGGCCGAGCCCACCGCCACCCAGAACACCGACCCCGGACCGTAGGCCCATGCGGTCAATCTCCGGCACCCTGGCCACCGCCCAGAAGGCCGCCGTTCGCCGCCCTTACCTCCGCGTCATCGTCAGCGATCGCCACGCCAACATCCGCCGCCTGCGCTGGACCCAGTGGTACGCCGGTGCCGAGCCCGACAACGGCCACGCCGCCATAGTCGCCGCCGACGGCAGCCTCATCCGGGCGCGCTTCGACGGCACCACCCTCTACCGATCACGAGTCACCACCCCCACCAGCGGCAGCACCTACAGCTCCTGGACGACCTGGACACCGCCCGTCACACCCAAGGCCAACCTCATCGCCTTCGCCAAAGCGGGCTCTACCCTCTGGGCGTTCATCATCAACAACGCCGCCGACACCCAGGTCTACGCCTCAACCAGCGCCGACAACGGCGCCACCTGGAGCGCCTTCACCCTCCAGTTCACCCACGTCAGCACCGTCAAACAACTCGCTGCCGCCGGTAAGTCCGACGGCAACGTCGTCGCCGTCATCGTCAACGCCACCGACGACCTGGACGCGCAGCGCTGGAACGGCGCCACCTGGAGCAACGTCGCCGGCCCCACCACCCCCACCTTCAACGGCGTCGCCGTCTTCCACTCCGGCGACTGGAACATCATCGCCACCGACGAGGACACCGCCGCCGCAGTCCCCGTCCAAGAGCTAAGGCAGTACCTCTTCGGCGACGGTTTCAGCCAGGCCGCCAACACCTGGAGCGCCGCCAAGGTCCTCCAGTCCGCCGTCACCGCCGCATCACTCCTGTTCCGCTCGCCCTCACTCGGACGCCCCGACGTGTTCCGGGCCACCTTCCGCCAGCAGTTCACCGGCAGCGTCGCCTACGACCGCACCCACCAGACCTACCAGCCCGCCACCGCCGCCTTCGCCGACGCCCTCTGGCGCGAGCCCGTCCCCCTAAACATCGTCGCCGCCTTCGGCGTCGCCATCTCCTACGACGCCACCCAGGTTTTCCTCACCACCGCCCGCTACGTCTACCAGGCCTCCCTCGCCGACGGCGCCACGGACCTCACGGACCGCGTCATCAGCGCCGACCTCCACGAGACCGGCGGCCCGCCCGCCCTCTCCGAGATCGTCCTGGACAACGCCGACTTCACCTATCGCACACCCGGTAGCGGCGCCGGCGCCGCCCTCACCAAAGGCGCCTGGATCACCATCAGCCCCGGCTACGTCACCACCGCCGGCAACGAGTTCTCCGCAGGCCCCGCCTACTACGTCGAGGGCTTCCGCCACACCTACGAGGGCGGTCGCGCCCTCCTCAGGATCAGCCTCGGCTCGGCCTGGGGCCACCTCGCCCGCCATCGCTTCCCCCGCGCCGTCGAGTTCGCCGCCGCCGCCAACAACGTCTTCGGCCAGCTCCAGCACCTACTCGCCCGCGTCGGCTACGAGCTATCCACCGACGGCGCCAGCTCCGCCAGCGCGAACCTCTACCCGCCGCTCGCCCTGCCGCCCGGCACCTCCGCCCTCACCGCCGTCAGGCGCGTCCTGGAGCGCGTCCCCGACCGACTGTTCGCCCGCGGTGAGTTCCTCTTCCTGAACGAACCCCTGGCCGCCGACACCGCCGACGCCACATACTCCCGCCCCCTCGCCACCTACGACCAGGAGATCACCGCCGCCGACTACGGCGACACCCTCAAGGACGCCAACCACGCCCAGGTCTTCGTCGACGCCGACGCCACCATCGTCGCCGAAGACGTGGACTACACCGAGACCGCCCTTCTCTACTCCGCGCCCCGTCAGCGCGCCGACCCCTTCCTCACGGCCGGCGCCGACGCCACAGCGCGCGCCGCCGCCGAGCAACGACGCCAAACCATCGAAACCACACGCGGCGACCTGATAACCGCCCCCGTCCACTGTGGCCTCGAGGTCAACGACGTGATCGCCCTAAACGACGACCGCCACAACATCCTCGCCGCCAAGCGCCGCGTCCTCAGCATCCGCACCCTCTACCGGCGCGGGCCAGGCGGCAAGACCAGATACGACCACCAGATCGAGCTAGGCGCGCCATGAAAAACGACCACCTGAGAGCCACGAGAAGACCCCTGAAATCCACCGGGCAGTACCAGGAGACCCCCGTCCAATGACCCAGCGCTTCGGCGACGACCCCCAGGCCATCCCTGGCGGCCGCGTCATCGCCAAGGGCATCATCAAGACCTACACCGCCGGCACCCACAAGGCCGACGTGCAGCTCGTCGGCTCCCACCCCACCATCATCAGCGCCGTCCGCCTGGCGACGGACATCCCCGCCGCCGACGTGGTGGCCGGGCGTCAATGCACCGTCCTCTTCCTCGATCCCGCCAACCAGGACGACGCCGTCATCCTCACCATCCAGGGGGCGCTCCCCTCCGGCGGCGGCGGCGTCACCGACCACGGCGCGCTGACTGGCCTCCTGGACGACGACCACACCCAGTACGGCGCCCTCGCCCAGGCCGAGACCTGGGCCGCCCTCCAGACGTTCAGCGCCGGTCTCCAGCTCGCCGCCGGCCAAGCCATCCAGGACTCCGGCGGCGCCGCTCGCTACACCCCGAAGACCACCGGCCCCGAGAACACCCTCACCGGCGGCCTCGCCGTCACCGGCTTCATGCGTATCGGCTCCGCCACCGCCCCCGCCACCAACGAGCCCCTGTCCGCGATCAACACCACCGCCGCCGCCAGCGGCTTTGCCCGTAGCATCTTCCAGCTCGCCGACAACGGCACGGGCGCCGCCGTCGCCATCATCGCCCTTGA